CGGCAGGCTCGCCATCGCCTTATCTTCGTTGTAGTACCCGAAGCGGCGGATCGCATCGACCACCATTTGCCACGATTCCATCGCGGACAGGTGATGCTCGGTCAGGCTTCTTGCCGCCTCCCGAATATCAGCGATGGTCGGCGGGAACGGCGACCGACTCATATGCGCCTTGACCGCCGCCTGCCCGATCTCATACGGCATATCACCGAGCATAGATTCCCACAGCAAAACGGCATCTTCTTCCTTGCCTTCTTCCGGCCAACCGCGATAATTCACGGACAACACCCTAATGAGCTTGACAATTTCTTTCCTGTTCACTTTCTTCAGCCTCCCGATACAGCCTGTCCAGCACGCTAACAGTCCGTTCATACCGTGACTGCGGACGTCCTTGCGGATTATTTCCTTTTCTCCTCATTTGCAATACCAGCGTCGGCATCTTCTCGCGCAGTTTCTTCGTCGAAAGGATGTTTGCCTTCCAAAACTCGTCGTTCTGGCACCAGATGATGACCTGCTTGATCTCGTCATAGCTGTAACCGTCCAGCCGGTGTATGCGCTCCATTTCGGCGATCCACTTTTGCGCGTCCTTCTCTGTTTTCGGTATTCGCGCATTTGGATTGTTCTGGAGCATCAGCTTTGCCAGTAGACGAGTCAGAATCGTCGCCTCATGATCATCGTCAAATTTCGGTTTCGGTTCAGGTTCGGGATCAGGCGAAGAAGGATTTTCGACATTTATAACATCCTTCTTCTCATTCTTTTCATTCTTATATTCTTCTTGTTTATATCCATTAGCTGTGGTACTAGCTGTGGTACTAGCTGTGGTACTAGCTGTGGTACTAGCTGTTACCCCTTCCTCGTCCGAACCCTGATAAAATGCCCAATTTACAATAGTTATGAGAGTGTATTCCCTGTTACCCCTTCCGCGATCTATGCGGATCATATTCATGCGTTCTAACCACAACAAAATTTTTTGGATCGTCTTCGGGTTCGGCTCGTGATACTCCCGCCCTTCCATCCACGAAACGCCCTTCGCAATCTTCCGAATGGACGTCAGATGCTGACCTGCACCAATCTCGAAGAAAGTTCCATCGGACATCGGGAATTTGGTCGGAGCATGGTTCGCCATGTACTTGAGATACTGCCAAACGCGGTGATACAGGGGCGGCATCATCCAGATGTCACTGTCCAGTTCCTTGCGATAGTCTTTGATCCACCCTGACATACCAGCCGCCCCTTTCACGCAATATAAACCGGCTTCCCGGTCACGGCCTGTATCTCGCGCTTGAACCTCTCCGCGTCCGAATTTCGATCCGACAGGTGAATGAGCCAGATTTCCTGCACGGCGCTTAAATCGTTCGCTCGGAAGAAGTCTTTGACGTTCTCCAGCGAGAAGTGCGCCCGAAGCACCTTCCGGGCCAGCATCCTCGGAACCACACCAGCCGCCACGTTCTCGTCCAGCACATCCCGGGAATAATTGCACTCGATCATGATGTGCGTCAGACCCCGGAACCGATAACGGAGATAGTAAGTGTCCGTGGCAAACAGCACCTTATCGCCAGCCGAATTCGCCAGCAGGAATCCGAGCGGTTCAGCCGCGTTATGCTCCGTCTCGAACGGCATCACGTTCCATGTGCCGATCTTGACCGTCCTGCGCGGCTCCACAGGATGCAGGCGATGGTGGGTGATCCCCACAGCCTCAATCGTGCCTTTCGAGGCGTACACGTCGATCCCGGCCCGAAGAACATCATTCAGCGCCATGCAGTGGTCGTTATGCTCATGCGTCACCAGACAGGCGGATATATCCGATGTTCGGAAGTCCAGCCTTCGCCGGATTTCCCGGAACGGGATACCGCACTCCAGAAGAAGGGAAGTGCTACCATCGGTCAGATAGTAGCAGTTCCCGGAACTCCCGGAGGCCAGCGGCCTGATTTCAACCGCCATCAAAAATCCGGCCCCAGCGTCATTTGTTCGTCTCCAGCACCGCCGCTCGCCCCAGAACCACCAGCAAATGAAGCGGATTCTTCTTTCGACTGTGGCGGCTCCTGCGGCGCCGGTTCTTCGGGCGCGTCTCCGCTCTTGTCGTCCACGACCTCATAATCGACGTCGACGATCTCCTTGTTCGCGTTCTGGGCGATTTCTTCCATGACCTCGGCTTCCTCGGCGGCATCGTCTGCCCGGTTGATATGATGGAACAACAAACTGCCATCGTCCGAACTGTTCAAATACGCCTTGCACGTCCGATTGATGATCGTGCGTTTGGCCATCTCCTGCGGAAACTCCTTGTGCGTGCTTCCCTCTTTGTCCGGGTTTTGGCGCGAACGTTTCCACGCAGTTTGAATCTCGTCCCACGTCATGATCTCGGTGAACTCGCTGTCGTCCGGGAACACGATCATGCAGTACGCGGCTACAATCTTCCCACTCGCCATGCTCTGAAGCGTTTGCTTATGCTTCGTGACCTTCTTCTTGCCGCGCACGATCTCGAACTCAAACTCGTCGCCCTCATAGACCACCATCGGCAGAATGTCCTTCGCACCAGTCACGCGCTTCGTGACGGCCATCGTCCCGAAGTACGAGCGCTGAAACACTAACTGATTGCCGTACACGATGAAATAGCCTTGCTTTTTGGCCGGGTTCAGACCCTGCACTACCATATCCAGCAGGGAATTTGCAATGCTATCCTTCGTACAGACTTGAAGCGCAGGCCGGTTATTCCGGTCAACCACGTTTTGCAGGATCAACCACGCCGACTTGAGCGCATTCTCCGGGCTGTAGTTGGCGGGAAAGTGGATTTCCCCACGGTTCTGAAACTCCTTGACCTTATCGGCCACCACGTCAACGACATCGCGCTTCACGAGCGCCAGTTGGCTTTGCGCCTGTGCTTGAGCTTGACTCATGATCATCAGTCCTCCTTAACCGCGTCTCTCCACGCGAAGTTGTTTGTCAACAGCCGAGACGATCAAGCGAATCTGTTGCCCCGGTGTCTCCAGCGGACGGGTCACACTCTCGGCGTTGTCGAGGAAAATCGGAGCTGCGATCCCAAAATGTTCGGACAGCGTGGCGATGATGTCCAGCCCCACGTTATGCCGCGCCGCGTTATTGAGGCTGTTGTACGGCACTCCGTCCACCATGACTTCGCAGGTTTCCTCCAATCCGCCATTGATCTGTTCGCGAAACAGTTTGAATCGGGCAAGCCGGAATCGAGAATTGATCCGGGATTCCAGCAAGTCCACCTTCGCCCGGGTGAACTCATCCAGCAGGAACAGTTCGCGTTCGAGCCGCTCAAACTCGGCGGCCAGAACCTTTTCCTGCTCTTGCAGTTCTGCGATGCGGGTATCCTGCTGACGGATCACGTCGAAGTACGCCCTGCGCTGCTCCAGCATCGATTGCTCGTTTCGCAATTTGGCGATCTCCAGCCGGATGTTATCCAGCTTCGTCGTCGCCTCGGATCGAAGCGCCAGCACTTCCGCCTTCGCCTGTTGCAGTTCTTCCTGCTTCGCGGCATACCGAGGATCGGAAGTCGTATCGGCCAGCTTCTTTTGCAGTTCGGCCAGCTTCTGGCTCTCCGCCTCCTTCGCGGCGGCCAATTGCTCCAGCTTCTGATTCAGCTTTGCGATCTCAGCTTCCAGTCGTTCAATCTCGGCGCTGATAGTCGCAACCTCGGCCTTCGCCGATTTTCCACGATGGTTGATCTGCTCCAACCGCTCTGACTTGCGGCGATTGAATTCTTCTTCCGCCCTCTTACGGGAGGACTCCACTTGATCGGCGGGAAGCGGCTGGCCGCAGGCGGCACAGGTATCCGGCAGTTCCGGCGCGACGAATTGCTCGCTGTTCACCAGATGCCATTCCTGCCGCAACCGTTCAATCTCTTGCCGCTGGCTGTCGGCGCTCCGGCGCAGACGTTCGATAGTCGCCTTCAGGGTGATGACTTCGCCCTCGGCGGCGCGGTGTTCGCTTTCGGCTTTCGCCAGCGCCATCCGTTGCTCGTCGATCTTCGCCAGCCATTCGCCCTGCAATTCGGACTTGAGCCGAACCAGTTCCGTCTCGATCTCGGCCACGCGGCGTTCCGCTTCCGCGACGGCCCCGCCGTTTTGCACAGCGGCCAGTTCGGACTGCTTTTCCTCGATCCGGGCACGGATCGCGTCGATCTCCTTCAGCATCGCCTGCTCGTCCAGACCTTCCGTGTCCGGCTTCGAGCGTTCGGCTTCATCAATTCTTACCGGAATGCGCTCCAGTTCGTCGTTGATCTCCTTGCGCCGCGCCAGCACAACCTTACGGTGTTGCTCAATCGTTCGGCCATTCAGGATGTCAGGCAGTTCGGCCAGTTCAGCGCGCGCCGCGATCACATCCGCGTCCGAAATATCTCCGCAGACTTCCAGAAGGATTTTGCGGCGGTCGCCCCATTTCAGCACTTCATTGAAGTACCGGGGATCGGTCAACAAGCGGAAAAGCTGTTCATCCGCGATTTCCTCGATGAACGCCTCATATTCGCCCTTCTTGACCGGAACACCGTCGATGAAATACTCGGTCGTATGGCCGGTGAACTCCGCCCGGACAGCGCCGCGCTTTTTCGTCCACTTTTCCCGGTAGACCTTTTTCAGCGTGACCGGCTTACCGTCGATGACCAGCGTGCCCTCAACCTCATGATCGAGGTTGTGAATGGGCGAACCGTCCGTATTGAGCGTTTTGATCTCGAATTCCTTCTTATTCTCGCTATCCTTGTCGAACAGCAACCAGTTCCACCCGTCAAACAGAGTCGTCTTGCCGGTGGCATTATCCCCGAAGACATCCACATCCGCGCCGTCAGCATTCAGCACGAACGAGCGGACGCCCTTGAAATTCCGCAACACCAACTGATCCAACTTGATCTGCTTCACGTTATTTACCTCCCGAGCCCCTTATGGTATAATAGGGGCGCATTTTCATTACCTCGTTTGAGCAAGCCGACGGGCTTGCTCTTTTTTTGCAAGCCTCTCGATATGCCGCAAAGCTGTATTGATGACCTTCCAGTTACGACTTTGCACCACCAGTTGCTTCCACGCATCCAATTGGCTGATAGGACGCACCACCACTCACCCCCTTCGCAAACTCTCGTTCCTTTCGGGCGATAAATTGCAGGAACGTCTCGCCCGTCTTATAGAACATCTTGTGTTCCACGTACCAGTCAGCGTAAAAGTTCAGCAAGTCATCATTCATGCGAACGACATTCACATCGCTAT